GCGAGACACCGCTGACGATGGACGGTTGACCGCCGAGCGCCAGAAGGATGTGCTGCTTGAGGCCACCGTATGTAAGCATATAAGCAGGTGGCCTTGGTTTCCCAAGGCCACCCGAGAGTAGTTGTCAGATCACGCGCCCTGAGAGCCGAATGACCATCCGCTGAACAGAACGCGGCAGAGATTCGGTCCGCCTGAGTTCGCCACCAAGGCGAGGCCGACTCCTGTGCCGACGAGAGTCGCTGCTGGAACAAGGACACCTGCGCCGGGGGTGAGAACGGTAGCGCCGATAGAGGCAGTACCGGTGACCTTTGCGGTGACCATTCCAGCGATGCACACCTTGCAACGAGATCCTGCGGCGGCGGCTTCCATAACAACTCCGTATACGCCACCCTCTCCAAGCGCCGCCGTCGAGAGAACAACGACATTGAAGGGATTCTTCTTGTGGTCGAGTTCGTCGTACTGCGCCACATCGGTGTAGGTGGTGTTGTTGCCGACAAGATCGAACATAACGATGTCGCCAACGGTAACGGCGACACCTGCGATTGGTTGAACAATCACTTGCGCAGGACTAAGTGCAGCAAGGTTTCCTGAAGGGACGAGAATTCCGGGAATCATGTTGATGATCCTCCTTTAAATTTGATTAGGTGGCTTGGAACGAGAGAGGAGCAACAACGCCGTGACGCTGACGAGAATTGCAGAACAGGTTCGACCAGCAGTCAACGGGCTGGACATAGGTGAACGGCTGATTTGGGTGACGGAGAACCTCATGCTGCTTGAAGTAACGACGAGCATGGAAGATCGGAGTCAGGTAGTTGCCGTTCACGAAGAAGTAACGCGGAGCCTGCACAATGGTGTTTGTTCCAGACTCGGTTCCAAACTGAGGGAACGCGCCAGCAGCAACAGCCACGGAGTTATATCCAGTGGATGCACCACAGACTTGAGCAACAGCAGAACTGTTTGCTGGGTAGATCGCAGCGTTGTCGAGGTCAGAGCAGTAGGTGACATCGATGCCTGCGTAGGCAGGGCTGCTGTAAGAAGCATCCTGATACGAAACAAGGGTGTCGTTGCTGAGACGAAGAGCGTTTCGGTAGTTCTGCACACCATTACGGCTTGTGAGAATCATCTGACGGTTCAGATTGTCATTCTCAAAGTACTGCTGACGGGTGGATGGAGCCTCGTACTTGACGCGCATGAACATGAGATCCATCGCGTTGAAGAGGTTTCCAATCAGATGGTTTGAAGTCGCTCCCTGTGAGTACACAGTGTTACTCACAAGATTCTGATTAGTAACAGTACCCCAAGACGCTCCCAGTGGAGTCAGAGCGCCAGCACGGCAGTCGTACAGTTCAATCGCGTTGGTCCAACGGCTCTCCGTGAACGGAGAGATACGCATGACGGTGGTCGCTGCATTGCTGGCTGCGGTGAACGGAGCAGTACCACGCCGACCGATAGAACCGCCGAAATCTTGACCGACCTCGGTCAGGAAGTACGGAAGCGAGTATGGCAACTTGCCAGTGTCGCTCTCCATGTTCGCAACATTCGGAACAGCCCACAGATCCTCCTCGAAGCCGTTGAGCATCGAGGTCCACATTCGCTGCTCCTTGATCCGCTTCAGGCGCTTGTAAGCGGCCTTGTTCGCACCAGAAGTCTCGCCGGTGTTCAGTTCGACCTCAGCGTCAGTCCAAGACATGTGGTCGATGTGGAAACGCCACGGCGCGCGAACATAATCGGTCACCTGCGGGTTGCGCCAAGTGAAGGTGTCGTTCGGCTGGTAGTGGTCGTAGGTACGCGAATCATCAAACATGATGACATCGCGGATTTCAGTACCACCCTGAATGGTTTGTTCCTTCGTCTTGCCCTTGAGCAGGCGAGAGAAGGCGTAAGTGTTCTTGACAGCCTCGTTGATAACGGAATCTGCGCTCGTCAGGTATGACGGCCCAGTCGTAGTCATAAAGTCGTTGAATGTCGTGATTGATGGCATGGTATTTCTCTGGTTTAGCGGGAAAGAACTCGGAGAGCGTCAGCACGGGAGCCGCCCGAAAGCAAGATGTCGAGAACAGCGTCTTCACGGTCAATCTCGCGAGTCACTCGCGCTGGCGCTTTGCCAACGGTTGGACGAGCAGAGTTTCGAGGATCAGAACGCTTTGGTTCTCCAGCCCGCATTCGGAATGCTTCTTGGACGATGTCCGAGATGGATTCAAATTGACCGGGATTTTCACGCCCGATCTGCGCTGCCACTTTCGTGATGTCATCGAAGGACGGGGAGTTATTCCCATACAACGCTGACATACGCTCGTAGGCTCCACGAGTCTCGTACTTGACTTCCATCGCCTTGGTCTTCTCCTCAAAATCGGATCGAAGACGCTCGGTGATGGCTCGAAGTGGCTTTGCCGCCTCATCTCCAAAGATGTCGCCAAATACTGAAAGAGGATCTGCATCATCCTCTGAGTCGCCAGAATTTTTGGAGTTATCAGGGGAGATCTTGGATGCAACAGGAGCGGGAGTCGGAGTTTCCGCGCTGTTTGCCTTCTTCGATCCAAACGAATCCACATCAGCCTGCCTCTTCGCCGCCTTCAAGCCCCATTCCTTCATCTTGGAGGGATCGGACTTGATGCTATCGATGATGTAGGCTGGAACGCCATCCCGCTGCAACGCCTTGAACGCCCGATCAAAGTCAGGGTCGTTCTGAGGCTCGGGATCAATCGTGCGAAAGTTCTGCTGTGGAGCAGAATCGTCTTTGCCGAAGATTCGATCTAGAACAGCATCTTCGCTTTCGGAGTTGTCCGCTTCAAACGCGGCTTCCGCAGCCATCTGCTGTACAGGATTGGTTGAATCATCAACAGGAATGGTTGGTACTTCGGGTTCTGACATATCAGTCCTTTTCAAAACCATGCCGAGCCATGACTTCGCGTTCATGGCGCTTAGACATAATGATTGGCTTGCCCCGTTTGGTAGACTTGCATCCTTCCAACTTGCGCGGAAGAGCATGGCTCACATACGGATAAGTGTTACGGATCGTACCCGTGTCAACCTGCAAGTTGCTGGCAATACGGGTAAGTTCTTGACCTTCGTGGACAATAATGCTGCCGATGGACGGAGCGTCACGCATAAGCATGACGATTTCTACCACATTTCCATCGGAATTCGTAAATTCGTATTTCATGTTACATGGCCCTGTTTGCTGGCCCCTGGAGTCCGGACCTGCTCGACGCAGGTATCGGATTCGGTTCGCCCATTTGATTGGCTTGTTGACCTTGAGGTGATCCACCTCTACCAGGAGGAGCAGCCGGCGGCTGTTGCGCCTGCTGTGCCATCGCATTCTGGTCGATCATGTCGGCCAAGTTGGGCATGTTGAGGGCATCGCCGACTACCGAAAGGATCTCATTCCACTTGATGAACGGCATCGCCATCATGCCCTGAGCCACGGAGGTGGTGATCTGGAGAAGTTCCATAGCTCGCTTCTGGACGAGCGCTTCAGACACCCGCTCCATGCTGTAAGCGTCCGCCGCAACCTCTAGATCCTCCCAGCCGGGCATTCGTACTCCACCAGTGAACTTAGGGTCAGCCTCCATAAGGGCTTGCGCTCCTTCTCGACCAAGAGGGAACGAAACACGGTCATCATGCCACATGAACCAGAGAACCCCTCGAGCGAGTTCGTCTACTGAGTCCTGAAATTGGCGCTTCAGGTGAGACATGCGCATGGTAGCGCTCGACTCAGCAACGGCGATTTCGGTGGCAGTAGCGGTTCCAGACACATTGCCGCGCATCGCGTCATGGATACCCGACACTCGGTCAAGTCGGTCCTGGGCGATCTGCGAGTACTGGACTTGCTGCTGGGTGATGCCGCCGATTTCAAGGTTTAGCACCTTCTCCTTGTCAAGCGACTCACTCAACACGATGTAGTCGTGCGGCTTGTCCTTGATGTCCTGCGCCAACTTGCTGTTTCGGGCATCGACCATGATCAGACGCTTGTAAGCGGCTGCGCTGGATCGGACGCTGCTCAAGTGGGCATTCAGATCAACGATCTGAGACTGAATTGCCATCAAAGGAGACAGCGGATACGGGTCATCTGGAACCGTGTAGACACCAAACATGGTGTACGGGCCACTTCGAGGCCCAAAGTACGGGATGGGCTTGCGAATGAAGCCATCGAACTTGCCCGTAGTGGATCGACCCTTCACAAAGGTGTAGATCGTCCCGTTCACCATGCCCGGACCGATGATTTCATCGATCTCTTCAGCGATAGATTCGTCCGCCTCTGGAACCCAAACCTCGTAGACGGCAAGTTCCTTGCGATCTTCGATGTTTCGACCTCGGTCATCACGAACCTCATCCATGTCTGTCCCCGAAGGGATGGCAAGGATGGCATCTAGGTCGTATGTCTTGTCGTTTTCCGCTCGATCAAGAAGATCGTTCTTGTCAATCGCGTAGCAATGCCCCATGTAACGGGCATCTTCGATGTTCGTAGCGGCAGGATCGAGGAAGAACCGCTCTGGAGAGATGCGGTACACCCGTGGAAGGTACGGTTCCTTGCCGTCGATCTTGCGAATCTCTGGACGAGGCTCGCTCACCGTCAGGGAAACCCCGTAAGCGAACAGCATGTCGGTTGCGATGCGCTCCAGTGTCCGCCGCAACTTCGTGATTCGACACCAACGGTTGATTGCGATCTGTAGTCGCTTGCCGACCATCAGTTCCAGCATGGGATCGCCCATCTTCACCCGAAACTTTGGAGTGTCGTAGATGATGCGAGGCAGCACCATTGAGACATACTCGTGTCCAAAGTTCTCAGGGTCATCCGTATAGGAATCGGAACGGTCATCTCGGAATGCAGGACCGTGATACTTCTCAATCATCGTCCTGAGAGACGATAGATGAGCATCACGGAACTTCTCCGCGTTCTCGATTTCCCTACGAAGGGAAGAAAATGTTAGATCAAGCATGGGTTGTTGCTTCTCGGTTTCTACCTAAGAACGCGCTGGCTTAGGTGGGGTAACCGTCCCGGGATTGGTGCTAGTCAGTTTGTTTGCCTTGTTTCTCTGCGAGACAGATGAAACGGCAATGTTCTTGGAAATTGCCTTGCGCGTGGAACGAGTGTTTGCAGCGACTGCGGACTTCTTTGCCATGTTGTTTCTCCTAGTTTGTCTTACTTGCCTTTGACGGGTTGAGCGGGTTGATTAGCCAGTTGATTGGCCTTGTTTCTTTGCGAGACAGATGCGCGCGCGGCGTTCTTAGAAATTGCCTTGCGGACATTCTTGCTGGTTGCAGCGACTGCGTTTTTCTTTTTCATGTTTGATCTTTCAGAAATTTCGACTCACAGAAGAGGTTGAAAGAAATTCAACGCTCCATGTAATAGCGGTATCGACACCATTCAACATCGACCTTCAACACCACTGCGGTTTCCGTATTGGAGGTCTGCATCCTAAAAGACGCACCGCACTGCAACCCTGCTCCAGCAGTTGCTGCCCCCAATGAACCACCCATTTTCCCTACGGAAGGAATGCGATCAGGATTAGTTTCCTTGTAAACGACTTTCCCATTGATGTACCACAGAACCTCAGTGGCATCCTTGTTGATCCAAACGCCAAGAGTTGCCCATGAACTGACTAGTACGCCAGTATCTTTTACGAGCAAATATGGTGTAGAAGTCCATATTGCATCTTGGTTTACTGCAAGAACAATGGACCATGTCGTAGCAGCGCCTGCTGATCCAACAGCATTACAATGAAAGTATGCTCCACCTCCATAAAGTTCAGATCCTATATGGCCGGGGAAAAACCCAACTCTGACAACGCCACCGTTGACGGTTGTATGCAGGGGTATGCGTACCTTTGCAAATGAATCGCACTCAAATAATCCGGGAGCAAATCCTGAGTTTGTTAATCCATTGCGGTCAGATATCCATGCTCGTGAAACACCAGTGCTTACTGCGTTAGCAATTTGAGCGTACCCAAGTTCGCTCGGGCTGCACGAATCAAAGAATGTCAGAGTCGCATTTGAAGCAGTACTGCACTCTCCCATTGTCCCGATGTTTGTTCCGTCCATGAAACCACGGATGCACTTGCGCACATCGAGTTCGCGGATGTCGGTGTCCAACGAGTAGCCTGAGAATTGTGAGGTAATCATGTTGTCCTATCGGCGAAGTAGCGGAACTGCATCCAGTCAACATCGACAGTGGTTACAACGGCCTGTGTGCCAGTGCATGTCAGGCCAACGCCAGCGTTGTAGGCGTTGGTGTCCAGCGTATTGGGAAGGTTTCCATCTTGCACATGGACAACGACATCGTCGATGGTGAAGATCGCCTTGGTTGCCTTCGCGTCTTGCCAGATGCACAGAGTGTGGTAGTCAGCGGACTCAATGCCCGTGTCCTTCTCAAACTTGTAACTGGTTGCGCTGAGAGCGACACCGTTCCATCCCTTATAGACACCGACCTTCCATGTGCTTCCTGCGTTGATGAAGAAGCAAACTCCGCAACCGCTTCCCGGAAGAACTGGAGATACAGATGTGTCGTATAAGCCTACGCGTACAAGAATATTCACATTCACGGCAGCCGCGTAGTTGGTCTTGACCTTGCAGCAGATATCCATTTCTGCTTGGCCACCCTTTAGCACTGGCGCACTAACGGTATCCCTGATGTCTGCACGGGCGTTCACAACGCTTGGAGTTGCTCCAACAACACTCGACATCGTCGCGTAGTGAGCGGAAGTATTTGAGTACAGCATGGTGTACGCAATCGTCGGCGGACTTGCACTAGCGCCGGCGGCGACATTGGTGTTGAAGTTCCCCTTGTCGAAGAAGTCGCTGAACATCCGCACACACTTCAGCGGGTTGTACTCGCGCGTCTCAGTAGGGAAATTTTGGATACGGAATTGTTGTCGTGCGATGCCCATATAAATTCTCTAGTTAAATTTGTTCCGTTGGATGTAGTAACGAAACAGGCTGTAGTCAACATACATCTCGCCTTGAGCGGCTGCTGTTACGCCTTCCATGATCCCGCAATAGGCGTTGAACTTCATCTGCGAAGTCTTGTCGGGAACGAAAGATGGATTATCTTTCTTCCTGACTGTGAGAACCAACTTTCCGTTGGCAGTGAAACGAATCACCTTTGACTCGTCCTCAACCTCAACGGCAAGCGTGTTCCAGTTGGTGCATGGAATATCAGTGTCAAACTGATATGAGGTTTGTGCGTAAGAACCAATTCCATCGTCAACAGACCTGCTCACAAAGCAAGACCACTTGTTGTTCACTTTCTGAACCCAAGAGATCGCATCGTCGTTGTTGGGGTCTGCTGCAAGTGCATGCCATCGGGCGAATCCCGTAGCAACACGGTACTGAGCGGCAACAGCAGCGGCTGCGTTGCACTTGACACGGCTCTCCATGTACATGCGACCGTATCCAGCCATCAACTGACCATAAGTCGTTGTTCCTGTGGTAGTCGTATTGTTGGAGAACGCAGCCTGATTTCCAGTAGCCCTTGTGGAAGTTGTGCTAATCGGTGCAAGGGTTGCAACGCCGAATGTCGGACCACCCGCTGCATCCAAGATCATAACTGTAGAGGCGTTGCTTCCAACAGAAGCGTTGCTGGGATTGGTCCAGAACGAGTTGTTGGCGTAGGTGATCGTTCCGCTTGTACCCGCTGCTTGTCTTCCGATGACGGTTCCCCAGTCGCCGCTGTCTTTGACGAAGTCACCGAACATCGTCATGCAAAGACGGGGATCGTCTTTTGGATCTCCGTAAATTTCTGAAAATGCGTCAGGACTAAATCTAGACATTGTCAATCCTCTGGTTTAACCGAAGCATCAGCGATGCTCTCTTGTAAACGCATATGTAACACCGATATGCCCATGCGAAGCACATCGACCATAGATATGTAAGTGCCGAATTTTTTGGAGAAGACTTCCGACAGCATCTTCACCTGACGGTGAGATTGATCGTCAACTCGCATTGTGTATGTCTTCTTCTTGGTCAATGC